TTGTGGCGCATGTAGCCTCTGGAGGGCAAACAGGAACATATAGATTCAGACACCAAAGCAGTGCTACTGGTAATTCTTCATCACTTACACTCTCTGAAGAACCAACTAAGTATTCGATAACGGTCTTGGGGAGAAGTGGTGGTGGGGATGTAAATTTCGGCCTTGCAGATAACAACTCTTCCGATTGGGCAGAAGTAACAATAACAGACTTCCAAGTAACAGCCAGCACATACCGCCTACCATACGCACCAAACCCAAGCGATTCTGCCACACTATTAGTACCGAGTAATGAAACAGACGCAACTCATGGATATAGTTACCCTATTGGTGACGGTTCAACTTGCGGAGATAACCTGCTTGATGCTTTTGATGGGGTTGCTGATGGAGTAATCGAAAATTCTGGAAATCTTGTTGCAGCAAATAGATACGAGATAGTCACAACTGAAGCTGATCATTTTGGTGCTGGTAAGGTAATTGATGATAGGATAACAGGACTTACAACTGCTCTTGATGCTAACAATACAGTAAAACAAATCTCAGCAGCCAAAGCCGAGATGGTAATACCTGAATTTACTCCTACGTTTGCTTACGATATTTCTGGAATAGCAGCAGGAAATATAATTAACGTTGGAAATGGGACTGCAATTGACCCACTTAGATTCGATGCCACTGGTGGGATAGCTCTCGACGATGGGGCAACTGTAGCTACAGCAGCGGCAGTAAACTGGACAGCCAGCACCCCATACCAAATAACAGCACAATGGGGTCCGTCAAGTGAGTTGAGTTCTGAGCTTATGCCCAACCAAGTTGACAGAGATTTTTCAGGCGCTTCAGCGTGGGCAAACGTTGATGTTAACGCTTATGATGAAACTGGTGATTTGACTATAACTGCAACATCAGCAGGCCAATATTGCACCTGTCCTGTATTATCAGCACCTACAACAATTGGAAAAGGTTATCAGTTAACATATGATATTGCTAATATAGTTTCAACATGGATAGTGCAAAGCTTTGATGGAACACAAGTTATTGGGACTATCTCAGCGAATGCTACACAAGGTATTCTTACTTGGACAGCAGAGACAACAGGCGGTTATAGGATAGTTTCGGGCGAAACTGATTCAAGTTGTGATTTTGATAATTTCACACTCAAAGCAACCAACCAACCAAAAATGCAACTCAGCATAACAGACGGAACAACCACATGGGATTCAGCCGTGACGGATTTCGTTGGTACTTTCGATCCTGGTGACTATATGAAACTTGGATACGATAATAATGAGTGGTTTAAACTCGGAACTAAGCCTTATATCTTAAAAATAGCAGACTCTACCGTAAACAGTAACTTAGTCCTCGGATCTGATAATCTTGTCCTTGGCGCAGATAATTTAAAATTGGAGGTATAACATGGCTGATCTTGATTTAAAAACAGCAACAGGGGTGGCAGATTCAAAGGCGACTCCGGCGGATGCTGATCGATTTAATTTATTTGAATCGGCAGGCTGGACGTTTAAAGCCCTGACCTGGGCGAATTTAAAAGCGACCCTTAAAACCTATTTTGATAGTCTTTACAGTGCTGCCGGTGCGGTTCAAGAGGTTGACTTCGACGCAAATACAATTCTTGCTGCAACTACCGATGACACACCAGTGGCCCTTGCTATTGCCGAACAAACAATCGTCGGGAGGAAAACTGGTGGGAATATTGACGATCTGTCAATAACAGAAGTTAAAACGATGCTTGGTTTGAATCCTGAAAAGACATTGATTGTTTCCCCGACTGGTGGGGGCTACGCTACAATTACCTTGGCCCTTGCTGCGGCCTCAGCAGATTATACTATACTTGTTTACCCTGGTGAGTACATTGAGTCAATTGTAATCCCCGCAAATAATATATCTATTATAGGGTTAGGCAGTTCATTTAATACTACAATAACACAGGTTGATACAAAGGTAATTGATTTTGGAGCCACTACTGGTGGTAGGATTAATAATTTTGCAATATCCTTAACAGCACCCACAACAGCAATTTGTGCAATTACTGGTTCAACAGGTAATTTTCAGGTCAGGATGTGTAGGTCAATCCTGACCTGTACAGAGAATCTAAGTCAATCAGATCAACCGACTATCGGTTGTGTTACTGGTGCTGGAACTATCAAATTTAATCTTGGTAAAGCAATATATACCCATTCAGGAACCACAACTACAGGTATTAAGGCACCGTTTAAAGCTGCTACTGGTGGCACTGTAAAATGTTTTAATATGAATGAGATTGATGTTAATGGTTCTGGCTCGTCCAATGTTATCACAGTTGGCATCGTAGCTGGTACAGGGATCGTTAAAATAGAAAAGTGTATTATTGATATTGATGACGACACTTCGACAACAACCGCCGGAATCGGTTACATAGGATCTGCCACAAGTGAGGACAGTGAGTTTATCGGAAATGTTATTCATGTGCATGCAGCGGATAATAATGCTGTTGGGGCATTGGCTTTGTTGGGATCGTTCCGAAGTGCTTTTAATCATATGCATGTTGAGTGCTCTGGTAGCGGTACTGCAAATAGTTTTGTGGAATCGGGTGCCGGCGAAATTAATTCACATATGGATGATATTGTTGCAGTTGATGGCTATACAGGTAATGTAAATATGGTGTCCAGTGATTCGGATGGCGATTTAACTGTTACGGGAGCCATTAAGGGTAGTGTCGAAGTTAAAACAGCATCGTATTCGACAGATCAAACGCTCTCAACAGCGGAATGCGGCGGTTACGTAGTTTATGTCACAGGTGCAGCAACAATAACCCTTCCAGCGATTGCCGCAGGGATGAGTGTCACTGTTATTACGATTGGAGCAGTGGCTATATCTATTGATCCAAACGGTTCAGATTTGATATATCTTGACGGGACCATTCTAGACGACGGTGATAAGATAACAAATCTGAGTACAGCAGGGGATATTGCAGTCCTTACTTATTATGGTGCAACAGGCTGGTATGCTTCGACAAATTCATGGACTGATGGGAGTTAATTATGCGACCCCAGACCATAAATGGGTCGTGCCTGAAAATGGTGTTGGTGATTGCACAAATTATACAGCGTATTACATCAAAGAACTTCATAAGCTTGGATATGATGCCAGGATGTTCTTTCCGCATGTTGCGGTTAAAGTTGAAACTGATAGCGGAACATATGTTCTGGATTCAGCTAGACAATTTGTTTATAAATTGGAGCTATAGTTAAACGGGGCTGAAATGACTGAAAAATTGATTCTGGAAAAGCTGGATGTAATGGAACGGAAAGTTGATAAAATTGAAACAGCAGTCGGGCTTATAGCTGTGCAAACAGAACGAATAAATAATGTCTCAAATCAAGTTAATTCTTTGTGGGCAAAATATGACGTTGCATTTAGTCCAGAAGGTACTATAAGCCAAATTAAAAATTTTCAAGCAAGCTGTCCACGTGATGAAATAAAATATTCGATATCAAGACAGTGGGTTACTATTGCGTTGCTAACGACAACCGTGATAGGAATAGCTTTAAAAGCTTTTGGTGTTCTGTAATGGATAAACAATTAATTCAAAAAATGCTTGTTGATGATGAGGGGTTGTCGTTATACCCGTATTTATGCACTGAGGGATACCATACAATAGGTGTGGGACGTAACCTTGCTAAAAAGGGCATTTCTGAGCGTGAAGCTTTGTTCATGTTAGGTGAAGATATAAACTCTTGTTTTACAGACTTACAGCTTATATTTTTAGATGACTTTGAGAAATACCCACAAGATGTCCAACATTCTTTAATTAATATGCGGTTTCAGTTAGGTTTCGGTGGATTCCGTAAATTCAAGAAAATGATATTTGCTTTTCAATGTAACGATTTAAGAGAGGCAGCAGCACAAATGCGTGACAGTTTGTGGTATAAACAGACTCCTGAACGAGCAGAACGTCTTGCAAAAATAATCGAGGATTTCGCATGAAAGAATATTTAAAATCTTTGTTGCCTGTATCTGTTAAGGGCAGAATGACGGCATATATCACGTTGTCGATTGTTATTGTGACGTTGATTATTTGTTTAACTGTATCAGGGGAACTTGGAAATATTTTAAGTAATATCGTTGAGTAAATGTTATAAGTCAATAGGTATTAATATGTATATAATTCAAGACCAAATACGTTATTATAATCCAAGATATGGCAAATGGATTCGGGTTGAACCACAGTTCCCGTCTGATGGGGCAACCGGCGCGGTTGATATATCAGGACCGCTTGAAGTATATGATACAAAGAAACATGCTTATATTCTTGCTTCTCAAGCGTGGATTATTCATGATAAATTGAAAAAGACAAAAAAGTTTGTTGATGGAACAAAATGCACCAACTTCCAGGCAAGCTGCATACTCTCAGATATTCTAAAATCAGAAGGGCGTTGGATCAGGGCAAGAACATGGTGGGTTGCAACTTACTTATGGGGCGAGTTTATTAGTATTATTTTTAAAATACGGAAATAATGTGTTGATGCACCGGCTCGTCCGGTGCATTAACTTATTAGCGGATTTTATGCAACAACGCTGTTTAGCTATATTGAAATAGTTTTCGTCAAGCTCTATGCCTATCCCATTCCTATTTGTGTTTTGGCAAGCTACCATTGTTGAGCCACTACCCATTGTCAAATCAACAACCAAATTATTTTCATTGCTGAAAGTTTTAATCAAATCTTCAAGTAATAAAACTGGTTTTTGTGTTGGGTGATAACCATCGTAATCTTTTTTATATTTGAGTATGTTTGATTTATATTTTCCGCCTTCCCAAAGGTTAAAAATACTTGGATATTGATCATTCATTTGTTTTAGGAGGGTTTGTCTATATTCGGTATCAATTTCTTTTAGCTCGCCGAAAGTTTTAAAATCGGAAAGCACATCAATGCTGAAAACTTCCATTAATTCCAGATATGTTTTTTCAGTGCATAATCCGTATTGAGTGCTATTTATATAAAAAGTATGTTCGGCTCTCCTGTGTCCCAATCTGCTATTAATTTGCTTGAGGTTTAGCCCTATAAAAATCATTATATATTTGAAGTATTCTCTTAATGGGTGCATACCTTCAAAATCATGCTTCTGATGCCTCTTGCTAAAGATTAAGACATCTTCGGTAAAAGAAACCATATTAACCTTTGTACCCAAGGCATTTGCAAAATTGTCCTTTTCCCATATAGCACGATAACTAAAGGGTAGATTAGGAACAGATTGGTCTATTAATCTGCCGGTATAAGGCTCTTGTCCGAACAAAATCATTTTTCCATTTTTTCTTAAAATACGGTTTGATATTTCATGGACAGTCGCAGGTTCTATTGCTAAATCCCACCCATCAATTCCCATCTTACGCCCACCGTCTGTATTCATATTACCATAAGGCAAGTCGGTAAGTATTAAATCAACCGATCCAGATTCAATATCTTTCATTTTTTCTAAACAGTCACCATGTATTAATTTTATCATATCTGTGCCCTTTGCAGTTCAGCGGCTTGTCCGTAGCAACGGTTTTATTAATCAAAACGGAATTTGGTCATCTGGTATAGGTTGTTGTTGGTTGTTCTGCTGGTTGTTATTTTGTGTATTTTGTGTTTGGTTATCGTTATAAAACACACGGCAATTCCCCAAGATCTGAGTTTGCACACCCTGTTCCTTTTCTTCTTTCGAAACTGATTGACTTATGAATCCGTGGTCACCATACTGCCCTTCATTATCAAGGTCAATAAATGTGGTTAGGTCTATATATTTACCTTTCTTGCCAGCAAAGATTCTTGACTTGTCTATTTTTGTGACATCTAACTTAATTGATATTCCTAACTTCATAGTGTAGCTCCTTTATATAATTTGTTTAAATATAGTTCTCAGTTCTTCTCCGTACGCATGAACCTCTTCTATCAACGCTTTTAGTGTAGTAGCCTAAGATATAAGTAAACGTCTCTTAAAAACGTTATTTAATGCTGATTCTAAAGAAGGATGGTAACTTGTTCCAGATTCGTATGTTTCACCAACCTTTTCACTTTTCTCACTCTTCTCAATTGTTTTGATCTCTGATACTGTGAAATCATTTTAGCTTGATGATAGTTTATATTTTCCTATTGTGATATTCATCTTTGTTCTCCTTTATTCCCTGTCAGGGGAGTTGTTGTTTATTTGTCGACTTTAGTATCTGATATAAATTCACCATATGCTGTTTTCCCATCTTTATCAGTGTAAAATGGTCTGTAGTTTAGTTTTTTATTGTGCCTAAATACATTATACTGCCCGTCTTCTTCTATTGTTCTTACAAATTCAACATGATCCCCACGACTTGTTAAATATGATTTTCCTTTTATAAAGGCCATCTTTGTTTTCCTTTTTGTATATTGTTATTTTATATTCAAAAGTAACGTGTTGATACTCTTAGTAGTAACACTGTGATACCCTTAATTTCATTTTTATACCTGTTTTAGTGCAAAGTAGTACACTCTTGTTACCCATAATCACTATTTTAAGAGTAACGTCACGATAGCGCTTGCCAAACAGACGTTAAGTCCGCATATTTTGAGCCGAAGAATGGGTTTAAAGATCCTTTTTTAGCTCCTGCCATCTCATCCTGAGCTTTTATTAATGCTGGGGCAAGCTTGTCTAATTTTTCACTTGTTTCCATATTATCCTCTCATACTATTATTAATATTAATTTTTTCTTCCTCAGTAAAAATATCACCATGCAAGCGCGAGTCAAACTTTTCAGGATTGTCTTTACGAGAACGTTTAATATTAAAAGACATTATGTTCATAACCGTTTGATTCATTTCTTTTATTGTTAAATTTAATGTCATTGCCCCTACTTCCATTTTGTATCTTTTGCCTATTGCGTTTGTTGCAATCTGCCTTTCTTTATCTGTTAATTTCCCCATGTTTCCTCCATTTCTCTATCTTTTTTCTGTTCATAAAGATAATCGCCATAGTCGCTTAAATAGTCGTTCCTTGCATCTTCGTACAGTTCTTGATGTAGGATATCATCTGCATCAATAAGCTGCTGTATATCGTCTAAAACCTTGCCAAAATCAATTACTATACCTTCTTTCTCAATATCAACCAGATCAGAACATTCTTTTATAATGCTTTCGATTGTTCTTGATTCATTCAAGATAATCTCGATTTCTTCATCAACCCCTGGTTCGTCCCATGTTGCCGGGTAGCCTTTTGATATTGTAAATTCAAAAGTTATGTCAATATCTAACTCAAATCCGTCAATCTCGATTGTTTTTGTTTTGGTTGTTTCATTTAATGTGATCATGCGATTTCCTTTCAGCTAATTCGTATGGTGTTGTGTCTATTTCTATTTCTTTTTTCATAATGCCATCCTTTCTTCTATATCTTTTATCATTTTAATTCCTGACTCAATCCCTTCTTCCAAAGCCTTGAACTTTTTAGCATCTGGTTCGATTCTTTGCACAAATAAGCGTGTTTCAAAGTTTGGGTTATACACAACATAGTCGCACCAATCTTTCTCGCATATAAGTAGCTGCATTTGCATTTGCCATATATATTTCGTGTCTATCTTTTTATCCAATAATAAATCAAGGTATGTTGAGTCTTTAGGACATTTTATTTCCACCAAGCCATTTTCATCTGCAAGTCTGTCAGGGCTGACTCCAACATGATCCCCTCTCGTAACAAATCCGACCTTTTTTAATACTGTCATGTGTTCAATACTATATTCACTTGCCGCTTTGTCTTCACGCTCAAGACCTCTTCGCATATCATCGTTTGAGTATGTTTCAATTTGAGCAGAAGAATAATACTCTGACATTATTTTACGGGTATATGTTTTCAATCCTTTACCGTTAACACCAATAGCTTGAGCATGGGAGCCTGTTAACCTCTGTTCTCTTATTTTCCACCATTCTGGGCTATATTGGCTGAAGTCATATATCATTTTAAGCCTCATTGTATTCTGACTCGATTTGCTTTCTTATCTCTCCAAATTCTTTTTCAGTAGTAACGTATGGGTTGAATTGATAATGAGATTGGAACTCTTTTTTAGTTGATGGATCTATTATTTTATTTCTTTTGCAGAAACCAACCAACCAAGCAACGTTTTCTTCACCTATTGTTATTTCTTTTTGCGGAGCTGGTGGCTTGTTTATATATTTAGTTCCATCCCAATTACCCATATAAATATCAGATGCAACACCAATTAATTTCATTGCCGTACTAAGTGCATCAGTTATCGCCATTTTAAAAGCCTCATCACTTGAATGTGGTCCTTTTGATTCTTTTGCGACTAACATACTACCACCATGACCCGGAATTGGTTCAGACCAAACACCAGCGTGTAAAAAATATAGCTCAATATCTGCAAATGCAAAAATTTGATTATCAGAACCATTTTCAGTCCATTTATTTGTAACAGTGTATTTCCAACCAATACCACACGGCCCAAAAACTTCTGTCATAATATGGTATCTCCACTGTGGTTTTATATCAGACATACCTTTTAACCGACCAGCTTTTATTGTTTTTAACATATTTGGTGGTGGTGTTGAGACTTTATTCCAGTAAATTAAATTATCCATTATTCTATCCTCATACCTTGTGAAAGGTTTTTGATTTCTTCCGGTGCAAATATTCCAACGTGCAATTTTGAATCATATTTTTCTGGATGGGTCTGAATATATGCCCTCTCCATCAATAATGACCTAATTTCAACTTCAACCTTTTCCATTTCTGGTATTGTCAAAGCTATTAATTCAGAACAGCATTTAATTGCAAAGCGTGGTTCCATTTTAATTATCCTCCAAACTCTTATAAAATGCTTTGATTTCATCCAACACATCTTCCTCGCACAAACATTCGTGGTCTGACAGATCAGGTAATATGAAATCATCATCAAGCTTGTTGCCGGTTTGAACTCAATCAGTGACCTTGTTTCTTGCTTGAGTGTCTAAATAATATCACAATGAAAGTTAAAGTCAAGTACAAATAAAAATAGTTTGACATTCATGCAATATTAAGGTACTATATGATTCAAGTGGAAGGATCATTATAATAAAAGGAGATTTAAATTGAAAAAAGAAAAGTTGTTGGCTAAAGAAATTAGGCTTATAGGTATGACTCAGAAAGATGTCGCAAAAAAAATAGGTACAAGTGAGATCACTGTTTCTAATTGGATAACTGGAAACTCTGTTATAAGCCCTTTTTATGTTCGGAAGCTGGCTGAAATAGGTATTCCAAAGACAGCAATAAGAGAACCATCCAAAGAGGTTTAAAATGGTTGACGGGTGGGTTAAGCTATGGCGAAAATCCATAGATACTGGATTAATTAAGAATCACAATGTGTGGATATTCTGGACATATTGTTTAATGAAAGCAAACCATAAAAAGGATTATAAGCAAGTGGTTGGATTCCAAGAAATAATATTACAACCTGGACAGTTTATCTTTGGGCGTAAAAAAGCTGCTGAAGAAACATGGTTGTCAGAACAGAAAATCAGGACTTGTTTATCTTTTTTAAAAAAGTGTAAAAATCTAACCATCAAAACAACCAACAAATTTAGCATAATAACTATAATAAATTGGGACACTTACCAGAACAAAGAATCAGTAATCAACCAGCAATCTAACCAGCATGTAACCAACAGACAACCAACAAGTAACCACAAACAAGAACATAAGAACAAAAGAAAAGAAATATATACAGAAGATTTTGAAACAATCTGGAAAGCATATCCAAGAAAAATAGGAAAATCAAAAGGGTTCCAAATATACAAAAAGATAAAAGAACCAATACCATCTTTACAAATAATTCTTGATTCAATTAAAATACAAAGCAAATCTGAACAATGGGAGAATGAAAAATACATACCACATTTTACAACTTGGCTAAATCAAAGAAGATGGGAAGATGAACTTGAACCAATAAACGGCAATTGTGAAATTAAAATAAAATCTCAATCTGAAATAGATCAAGAGAATAAGGAATATGGGATATGAATAATATAGATATTTTTGGAGATGAAATAATTGAAAATCCTTTATTGAGAAGCAAATTCAAAGAGCCACCATTCTCTATATTGGATACAAAAAGCAGATCTTGGCAAGGCAGAAAAAGGCAATGGGCAAGACTTGGGATGAAAAGCGAAATAGGCAGAGATTCTGTGGTAATAAATATGGACACCACAAAAAGAGATAAAAATTCTGCAAAATATGTTTCAATATTTGATCCTGCTTTATGCGAAGTATTATATCATTGGTTTTGTCCTGATGGTGGGAGTATACTTGACCCTTTTTCTGGTGGTTCTGTGCGTGGTATAGTAGCAAATTATCTTGGTTTTAAATATACTGGTGTAGATATAAGGCAAGAACAAATTGATAGCAATAGAGATCAAGCCCTCGACATATTAGATATAAATAACCAACCATCTTGGTATGTTGGTGATTCTAACGAAATATTAAAAGATAAATGGTTGAATAAATTTGATTTTGTCTTTAGTTGCCCTCCATACGCAAATCTTGAGGTATATAGTGATTTGGATGGGGATATCTCTAATATGGATTATCATTCTTTCTTAGAATCATATACAAAGATTATAAGAAAATCATGTTCTTTATTAAAATCTGGGGGGTATGCTTGTTTCGTTGTTGGGGAGGTAAGAGATAAAAAGGGTAATTTTATAGGTTTTGTCCCAGATACTATAAATGCTTTTAAAGAGTGTGGTATGTCTTTTTATAACGAAGCTATTTTACTAAATATGATAGCAAGTGCAAGTATGAGAGCATCGGGGAATATGAAAAGTAAAAAGCTTGTAAAAATACACCAAAACGTCTTAATATTTAAAAAGACATTTTAAGGAGATTATGATTTTACCTCACAATACAGACATAGAAGACCATTTGCTGGCATCTATAATTTTAATGCCTGACAATATACACAAAATAATAGATTTAGACCCTATTGATTTTTACAATTCAATGAACCAGAAAATATTTGGTGCAATGCTGGTATTAAAAGCCAGAAAAGACCCGATTGAATTACCCATGCTTGGTGCTGTATTAGAATCAAGGGGGTATCTTGATGATAAAATAGGTAAACACCTTACAAATATTGCTGATAATTCTGAGGTAGCATTAAATCCTTTTGAATATTCCAAGAAAGTTAGAGACTATTCAAAAGCAAGAGACTTGATGATATCCTGTATGAATATTCTTGATAAATGTAAACAATCAGACGCACCGGATAAAATTATTGAATATGCACAAGAGCAAATAATGTCAGTTGAGCCAACAGGAGCAAGAGATAAATTTTATGATTCTGAAAAGTTAATGATGGATACTGTTAACCGGATAGATAAAAGCCAGAAATCAAAAAACAAAATTGGGATAAATCTTGGCTTGGTTGGTATAGAAAACAGAATGTTTGTATCAGGATCAAGATTAATTTATATTTCTGCAAGACCTGGGCAGGGGAAAACCGCACTAATGCTTGCAATGGTTAAACATATAGGATTGCAAAATATAAAAGTTGGTGTGTTGTCAATTGAAATGGACAAGGAAGAATTAACGGACAGGATGATGTCGGCAGAGACAGGGATTAACTCTTTAACTTTTTATAACCCTGGCAAATTAACAAGGGAAGATTTTTCAAAAATAGATATGGCAGCAGATACTTTATCAACATTGCCAATACAAATGAATGATTCAAAATCGAGTATTGAAGATGTGGTAAGAAGATGTAGAAGAATGAAAAAAGATGGGTGTAAGATTATTTTTATAGATCAGTTATCTAAAATATCATACGCTAAAAGCCTATCTGAATTTCAAGGTTATACAAAGAATAGTAACAGATTAGCAGAGTTAAAGAAGGAATTAAGAATACCATTAGTTGTGTTGTGTCAGTTGGGTAGAAAGGTTGAAGAAACAGCAACAAAACGTCCACAAATGATATATCTCAAGCAGACTGGGGCGATAGAAGAGGACGGGGATGTGATCTTATTCATCTATAGACCAGGGGTTTACGGATTAAAAAATAACGCAGGTGAAAAACACGATAAGTCTTTTACAGAAATCATAATGGCAAAGTGCCGGAATGGAATACCTGGAAGTGATTTCACAACGAAATTTGATATTAAAAAAGGCTGTTTTAACTTTAATAATATAATTAAATATGGAGATGTTTAAAATGACAAAAAAAGAAATGCACGAAGAAATAACAAAACTAAAAATTGAGATTGATAGATATAAAATAATCATTGAGCAACTAAAAAAGCTTGTTAGTTTGTTGAGATTTTAAAAAAATAATACTAGCAGAAAACCTAAAACAATTAATATAATAAAACCGTTGCTACGGGCGAGCCGTAGAACTTAATATTGGAGCGGACTATGAATAAAATTATCTATGTAGCAAGTTGTTTAACGTGTCCTGAACGTAACATTATCAGGACAGGTGGAAATATTGGAAAGCAATGGTGCGGTTTTTCTCAGGAAATATTACCGGACACTCTGTTAAGGTTCCCAAAGTTTTGCCCCCTTGATGACCAGCCGTCCAATACTGCAATGCACGTGGACAAAGAGCCTTGCAGTTATTATTGTAATTACACCAAAATAAATCACCCGAGTCATAAATATTGTTGCGATTGCGGACGGGCTCTTAGCCAGTGATTTACGACATTATTTTTAAAAAAGGAGTGACGATGAAAGTACCAGTATACATTACCACTAATGCAAGCTTTTACATTGGTGACGTTGAGATAGACACACCAGAACAGTTTATTGATGCATCAGACAAATTATGGGAAAGCCAAGATTATGACACCCCAACTCTTTGTCACCAGTGTGCTGATTTGGAGCTTAGTGACTTCGATGTTTTGGAAAGTCACCTTGATTATTACTTCAAACCAGAAAAATAATAAAACAATGCTACTGGAGGAATAATGGATGTATTAAATTTCAAACCTAAAAATGTATTACCAAATGAACTTATAGACCAATTATCAGAATATTGGTGTGATTCAGACGATACCAGGACTGAAAATTTAGAACAATTTATTCAAAGGGTTGCAGAAATTGGGCAGTGGTATGGGAGGAAACAAAACTAAGACGGTTAGACGGTGATTCATTAATGAAATGTGGTGAGTATAGGGAGTAAATATGCAAGATTACCAAGAGATAAAAACACTAAAGCTGGCATATATTAAAAAATGTAAAGAGCTTGAAACTGCATTATCTAAATACCAAGAGCTATCTGAAAAAATGGCAAGCACAGAAAGGGATTATTTGGTCGCTAAAAGTATATGCATACTTGACTTAAAGGATCAGGGCCAGTCTGTTACATTAATTCCTGCGATTGTAAAAGGCAAAGTAGCTGACGAAAGGTTCGAAATGCGAAAAGCGGAGGGTATATTCCATGCTTGCAGGGAAAATGTGAAAAGGCTCCACGCTAATTTAGACGCTTACAGATCGTTGTTATCAGTTGCTAAAAGCGAAATGGACATAAGATGAAAAAACTCAAAAGAAATAGCAAAGCATGGAAAGACAGAGTAGACGCTCTTTGTGAAAGAGAAAGCCATTTATGTCAATGTTGTGGAAAATGGTTACAAAGAAACGAATCGGCAGCCCATCACATAAAAACATTCGGTAGTTCTGGCAACGATAATCTTGATAATTTAGCTTTAGTTTGCACAAAATGTCATTTTAAAATTCATTCAGGTAACTTAAAGATTAAAGGAATATGATGGTTTATTTACCAAAAGCATATAAAAATTTATATCCGAAACAAAAAAAGCAGAAATACAACAACAAAAAGACTGTTGTAGATGGACTAAAATTCGATTCGATCAAGGAAAGTAAGCGATATAAAGAATTAAAATTACAGGAGCATTGTGGGTTTATCAAAAACCTTGAATTACAGCCAAAATTTAAGCTACAGGACGGTTTTAAACATATGGGTAAGACTTACTACCCGATTAATTATTATGCTGATTTTAGATATACTCAAGAAGGTAGATTGATTATTGAAGATGTGAAAGGTGGAAATGCGACCAAGACTGATGTTTATTTGATAAAGAAAAAACTTTTATTGAAACAGAATCCTGATATGAATTTTATCGAAACTTAATTGAAATAATGTGTTGACATCATACTATTTAAGAGTTATATTATGTACTGTAAATATTAACCATAAATAGTAAGGTGCAAAATGGAATTAGTAGAATTTAAAAGAAATGAGATTTATTGTGACACAGGAGTAATCGCAAGAAAATTTGGGATGCAACACGCCAAAGTCTCTCAAGCAATGAAAACATTAATCCCGAAATTAGATGATTTTAGAGTGACAGGCTTTCACCCTAAATTTGAAATTGAGGATAGAGAATATAGAGGTAAAAAGTATAAAGCGTATTTATTAAATCGTGATTGTTTTATTCTTCTTGGTATGAGATTCGATACAAAAAAGGCTCGCCAGTGGCAAGGTAAATTTATTGCAGCATTTAATGCAATGGAACAGCATATTTTGATTGCTGACAAAAATGCAACGGACCCTAAATGGTTGATCCAAAGAGAACAGGGCAAGCTTGCAAGACTTGAGGAAACAGATGTTATAAAAGAATTTGTTGATTATGCCACAAACCAAGGAAGCAAATCTGCTAAGTTTTATTACAAGCATATAACAAATGCCACATATAAAGCTCTTGGATTAATGGCACAGAGTAAGCCGAAACTGCGTGACACAATGAATCTTTATGAAATATCTGAACTGTTGCTTGCTGAAAGATTAGCTAAAAAAAGTTTAAAAAAATATATGACTATTGGTAGACATTATAAAGATATTTATAATTCTGTGAAAGAAGATATACTTTCTTTCGGCTCAGTTCTAAGACTTAAATAATAAAAGGAAATGCCAAAATGGAAAAAGTAATTAATTTGTTATATGTTTTAACCGGAATGTCAGGATTAATAATGGCAATGAATGAAAACGCTAATCATATTAATATGATCGGTGTATCTTTAATGGCTTTGGCTGTTTATTTTGGCAAAAAAAGAATTGATTAAATATAACATGCTGGTCTGGATAACATTACAATTTACAAGTTACACAGATCTACATAACTACTTATCATACCTTAACGAAAAGGAAGTGAAAAATGAATGAATTTCTAAAGGAGTTAGAAACGTTACTCGTAAAACACAAGGCAACCATCTTGAGGAGCGCAGCCAGTACGAGTAAGCTTGTTGTTAGTTTAGAACAGAATGACAATTTTGATGAAATTGAGTTTGATGAAGAAATAAATGATTCGTCTATTAAACATGGTTGGTTTAAGCAGGTATAATAACCGTTGCAACGAGCATCGCTACGCTCGTCGGTGAACTTAGGACATTATTTTTCTTTAGGAGGTAAAATGTCACCATTGCCACAAAACCCTTTGTACTACACGTTTAAAAGGAAGTATGGATACTACCCTGACAATTGGAGGGTGGGTGGTTGGACAAGAAAAGAAACTGATATTATGGCATTCCCTTCTTACCAAGAAGCTAAAGATGCCGCCCCACCAGGAGCCGTTGTTGAAGGGGTTTTGGTTAGATATCATGTCCTACCAAGAGATTTATTCGACCACGAAAAATAATAACCATTGCAACAGGCAGCAAAGCTGCTGATGAATTAAAATATTATTTTTATTTAGAATGGAGGAACGATGTCAAAACTATATAAGAGAATGACTTGCCCTATCTGCAACTGTGCAACAGTAAAGCGTGATGAAGAAATTTATCATTGCATGGCGTGTGATGAGGAATGGAAAATGGTAACTAATACCGAAAAAATAATAACCGTTGCAACGGACGCTTTCCAGTGCAAAAATTGTGGCGATTATGAACTACCACAATTAATGTGCCCTACTTGCTCCGACGTAATAGAGCGCCGGTGAACTTAATATTATAAAAATTACTTGGAGGAAAAATGGAAAATTTAGTAGGGCTTATATTTTCAACAGTTTGGACATATATTATTTTAAAGCTATGCAAAAAAGATTGGCAATTATACATTGGTGGCGCCCTGTGCACCCTTATTATGGACTTAATACTAACTTTAGGCGCGTAATTTTATAATCAGCTAATGCAACGGGCGGCGTACCTTGCCGCTGATCTGCATTATTAGGAGGACTATTAGTATGTTAAAAACTTGGAATATTACCGTTAAATTTCACGATTGTCCCAGTCATTATATGGATGACGGCTTACGCTATTGTGCGTATGAGAATGGACCTGTCTACTGCAATGAAGCTTATTGCCCTATCAAACAGCCTCCTAATCAAGTTGTTGAAGCTGGACAGGCTAAAGAGATTTCTACTTGTAAAGTATGTGGCAGTGATGGATATGGTTATTCTTGTAAACATTGTCCAGAATAACCGCCTGCCACTTAACACAAAACATTAGGAGGACAAAATGGGACACAGATCAGGGAAATATAGTACTCTAGAACGACGAACTGCGGTGTTAATGTATGAAAATGGGTTTACGTTAAAAGAAATCGCTGAGATATTATATAGAAAGAACCCGGCTGCAATCAGGCAAGGCATCCAGCGCTGGCGGCAAGAAATAATAACCGTTGCAACGAGTAATTTTAGTCGTATCTTACCTTCGGGAAAAGTGGTTGGAATCGAATAATTAAAATGTTTGCTATTGACATAAACACGATATTTTTGTATATATTAATTTTAGTAGTGAACACAATTTATGTAGGATGGTAAGTTTGATTTTTTCATTTTTCTCTTCCTTCGTCGATAGTCCAAGTCGGTATACAATTGAGTATACCGATGAGGGCTATTTTTGTTTGTGCTGTAGCTAAATATCTGATATAGTTGACATTATTAATGAACTTTGAGACTCACAAAACAAAGAGTAGCAGGGGGAAAGAAAAAGAAACAATAAAATCTTTTTTAGACAGAGGTGGTAAAATACAAATACTAAATAAAAAAATAGATTATATTGAGTCACAGGTGATAAGACCGAAGGGTAAAAGTAGTCCTGGTGCAACAAGTGGATGTTACAGCACTGGTAGAGTATACTGATGCTAATATTTAGGCACGAACCGGTTACAAAAACTGCAAAAGAATATGCAAGAGACGAACCGGATTGGGATGATAAAAAATATGCTAAAGATCTAAAAGCAGCAAGGGAAAGAATAAAAGAATGTCAATCAAATCAAAATCAAATCAAAGAGTAGCTAATAATAATTACAGAGAGAATTTTGACCAAATTATTTGGAATAGTATAGAAAAAGCAATAAGTTGCAAAGATTCAACAAAAAGTGGAACATTACAACTCAACAAGGTAGGCAAATTTAGCGTTTTGAAGGTTAAAGCATAGAGAGGTATCATGGCTAAAGTCGGGAGGCCAACGAAATATAATAAAGGCATACTTGAAAAGGCACGCCATTATGTTAATAATTTCGAATTATTAGGGGACGTTATACCATCTCACATAGGGGTTGCATTAGCTTGTGGCATTAGGTCATCAACTCTGTATGATTGGGCAGGGCATGAAGATAAGAAAGAATTTTCGGAGATATTAGAAGAAATTTTACAAAAACAACATCAAATCTTAATCAATAGTGGGCTTACAGGGAAATTTAACTCTAACATAGTTAAGCTTGTGTTAGGTAAGCATGGATACCATGATAAGTCAGACAACACACTATCTTCTCCAGGTGGTGGGCCTGTAGAAGTAACACAATTTACTCTCGTTAAATCGGAGACTAAAAAATAAAAGCTGAAATACCTGAAATATTTGAACCATTATTGCAGACTGACTTTAGATATAAAGTATTTAGAGGCGGTCGTGGTGGTGCAAAGTGTTTTGCTCTTGGTACGCCAGTGTTAATGTATAACGGTAAGCTAAAAAATGTTGAAGATATCATAATCGGTGATAAGCTTATGGGGCCAGACTCTAGACCGAGGAATGTCATAGATACGATGGTTGGTGAGTCTGAAATGTTTGAAATAAATCAAACGTCTGCTATTAGCTATACCGTCAACAAAGACCATATCTTGTCTTTAAAAAAATCTAAATCCTGCGCTAAAGATAGGGGCATAAAATTAAAATCTGGTAATTATAAATGTCCTAACGGTAGATACCCTGGATGGGGAGGTATCGTCAATATTTCTGTATCCGAATATTTAAAACAATCAAATAGATGGAAGGAAAACTTCAGGGGGTATAGGGCTGGGCTTATAAAGTTTAAAGGGCAGAAAGTAGCGATAGACCCATATTTATTGGGGGTTTGGTTGGGAGACGGGCATAGCAGGGATATGGTAATCACAACAGCCGATAAAGAAATAGTTAATTATTTAGAAAAAATAGCACCAACTTATAATGTAAAAGCAACTTATTGCACAAAAAAAGGTAAAGCACAAAATATAGGACTATCAAGGATAGTAGGTAATAAAGGGCGTCAAAACCCATTAAAAGATTTATTTAAATCTTATAATTTGATACTTAATAAGCATATCCCAGATAGTTATATATCTAATTCCGAGAATGTAAGATTGCAACTACTTGCAGGCTTAATAGATACCGATGGCACATATAATGGCAGGGGTAGCTATAAGATAACCTTAGCAAATAAAAAACTTATATATGATGTCAAAAGGCTTGTCGATTCTTTAGGTTTTAGAACTACTATAATAAAGAAATCAACAATTTGCACAAATAATGGCGTGAGGGGTGTGGCTTGGGCTGTCGGAATAAATGGGTTTGTTGATAAAATACCATGCAAAATAAAGAGAAAAATTTGTCATGGGGTTAAACCTAATAAAGATAAAACATTATCGTATTTAGTTGTAAAGCCAGCCGGTATCGGTAAATATTATGGTTTTAGCGTTGACAGTGACAATTTGTTTTGTTTGTCAGATGGTACAGTTACCCATAATTCAAGGTCATTTGCAGCAGCGCTAATAGGATACGCAAGAAACGGAAAGCATAGGATCTTATGTTGTCGTGAGATTCAGCGTTCTATAAAAGATTCAGTAAAACGAATATTAGACGATCAGATAGAAAAGTTTGGGTTACAAGAGGAGTTCGAATCGACTCTAAGTGAGATAAGACACAAGCGTACAGGCTCTAATTTTATATTTGCTGGGCTTAGATCTGACCCAGACGGTATAAAGTCAACAGAAGGGGTAGACTTCGCATGGGTAGAAGAGGCACACACTTGTTCGCAAATATCTTTGGACATATTAATTCCTACGATTCGCCAAGAAGGTTCAGAAATTTGGTTCTCATACAATCCAAGATTCGATGACGATCCAGTTCACGCAATGTTTTCAGACGAGATTAAGCCTCCACGATCTTGCGTTATTGATGTTCAATATTACGATAACCCGTGGTTCCCCGACGTGTTAAGAGAAGAAATGGAGTTCTGCAAGACAAAAGACTTTGATAAATATCTCCACGTTTGGGAAGGCCAGACAGTCCAGCAGAGTGACGAACAGGTTATGCACGGATGTTGGAGAATTGAAGAAGTACCGAAACCTCCGAAGGATGCAATCTTAAAATATGGTGTTGATTGGGGGTTCGCAGCAGACCCAATGGCTGTAATCAGGTCATGGATTCAAGACGAGACTATGTATATTGATTATGAAGCATGGGGGAAAGGTGTTAAGACTGTTGATATAGCTGCTTTTATTGATACGGTTCCTGGTTCAAGGCAATGGCCCTTGATTGGGGATAGTGCAAGACCGGATACGATAGACTTTGTTAAAGACGAAGGCTTCCATATCAAAGGATCTAAAAAGGGAAAAGGCAGCATACAAGACGGTATTGAGTATATAAAAGGATTTGATGTTGTGATAGACCCTCGGTGTGTTGAGACAATCAGCGAGTTTATACACTATAAATATAAGAAAGATCCACATACGGACAATATCTTGCCGATTATTATTGATGCAAACAACCACATTATGGATGCTTTGAGGTATTCTCACGAAGGTGCGTACAAAACATTTATAAAAGGCATGGATTTATCATGATTTCAGTAAAAAACAGTGATTTTGTAAGTGGTTGTAATTATAACGTTAAAAAAATAAAAGGCTTAAATCTGCATAGGCTTAAGACTTTAATATGAAACCAGAAACAGAAGCAATTTTAAATCAATATTTGTTAGATCATGAGAATGATATAGTATGGGGAATCAACGATTTTGAAGAATTGTTTGATGTGTTTTTTGAGATTGTAGGGCGTGAACCTTCAATGGACGCATTAAAAAAAAGTCAAGATGCTAATATTAAAAGAATAAAAGAAAACAATGCCGAGATTTAAAAAAGAAATATACGGCAACCCTTTCACCAATGCTTTTGTTGCAGAGATGGAGGGAATTGAGGCTAATGTCCGTGATTATGCTTACCGGGATGCTAAGGACAATCTCTACTCTCACATTACAGGTGGTATAATACTTCCTACATTTTCTCACAAGGGGTATTTGCTAACAGTTGGCGTTAAATATGATGATACAATAACTTTTGACTGTATTGACGAGTTTGAAACTGATGATGCTTATGAGCTTGTCGCAAAGGCAAAAGAGATACAGAAAGAATACGGCGAAGGGATTATTACAAATTGGTGGGGTGATCCTTTACAACTAATGAGTATTGTTAACGAATTAAATATAGAAGATACAAAACAAGAACCGGTAAGAATATCTAGCCCGATTGACTATAACCAGACTGATAACTTTGAGATATACACAGCCAGAATTAAAGTTGCATTGAATAAAACACACAAAACTCTTTACCTGGGCGAAACCAATTTGGTTCGCAACTACATTATGTCGTTTATAGAAGAGAAAGGCGCAAAGCAAGATTCCAACCCGTCTATTTATGTGTTGGGGTCTGTTGTTCATACTCTTTTGATAATGCGACCGTGGGAGCAGGCAGTCGAAGTAACTGATTTAGTGCCAACTACTTTTGAAGATATAGCAAGATACGAACACGATCAAGCAATGAAGCATATACAAAATAATTTAGAAGGTGGGTTGATATAATGAGAATATTCAAATTTAGAGCGTGGAATGGGAAAAAATTGGGTTACTTTAAGTTATCAAACATTTGTGCAAATGGTGATTATATCTATACAGACAATGGCAATGAATTTGATAGTGATATGCCGATTATGCAATACACAGGATTGAAAGATAAGAACGGAAAAGAAATTTATGAAGGTGATATCTTAACGTATATAGACGATTTCCCATTCTTTTGTGAAGTTTTATGGGATAATGAAGGCGGCCAATATTATGTTAAGTTTGCAGACGATGGGGATACAGGTAGCCTATCTGGTTTTTTCGGTCGTGGGACTATCCAGTTTGAAATTGTCGGTAATATTTATGAAAACCAAGATATTCTAAAGGCAGGTTGATATGAACGAGTACATGATACAAATATTAATAATACTGTGTTTCTTAATTCTATTTTGGTCGCATTATGCAGCAATAAAAATAGGTTTTAAGATGGGTTCGCAGACTGATTTCAACAAAGTTCAATCGTCAGAAACAAAAATAACAGACGATATTGTTTATGACCCTGGGCCGTCTGATTTAGATAAGGAGGCTTTAGACTATGAATAAGCACATAGAATTATTAGATAAACTTGACGATATTCAAAGATCTAACAGAAATCTACTCACGGATTATATTACGTTGTTTTACGCATTTATTGCAGCTAAAGAGTTGATAGAACATATTCCCAACCATGATGGAACTAAAGATATGTGTGGTGCATGGATTAGGTATCAACATGAATTAAAAAAAGTTGAAGACAGGAAGGTGCTAAGTGAATAATCAATTAGTTGTTTGTGATATCTGCCATCATGAACTTGGCATAGTCGATCTTGATACGCT